AACGCGATGAACTCGGCCCAAAGCAAGGCTGTGCCTGGCGGCTTTTGCGGGGCATCGGCAAGCATGGGATGGCGCTTGCCTGTTTGGCGCTCCCAACTTGCCAAATGTTCCCGCAATGGCTGTCCATCTACACTATCCCCTAATTCGAACTCCGACCGAGCGAAGGCGGCAAAGCCCTCGATCAGCCCTTGATAAAATTTCCCAATTCGCCCGTTTGTTCATTCACTTGCGGGCGGACCCAACGAAAACGCTTCATCCACTTGACTGCGTTCTCGGTCGTGAACTCGTATTCTTCGCCGCCCCAAAGAATGACCGGCTTGCTTTCGCCATCGACGACCGTGCGCCAACCTTTGACGCAGGAAACAACCGCGCGGATCAGCCGGTCCTCGTCGTCCTCGATCGGCGTCGGTGCGTCGGCCTTGCCCTTGCGCTCGGCTTCGAATGCCTTGCGCCGCTCCCTGTTTTGCTCGGCGCGCAGATAGGTTTGGAACGTCGCGCTTTCGGAGCCGACGACGCTAAGGAATACGCCAAGCCCGACCTTTGTTTCGGGGTGGACAAGTTCGAACTCAACCGGCTCGTCGCAAATGCGGTCGAGATCGAGCGCATCGAAATCGAAGGCCGCTGGCTTGGTTTTTGCGTTACTCATTTCAATTCTCCGTCAGGGTGCCACCGGGGACTGACGGGCTCCCCGGTGACAAGGTTGTTCAAGCCGCTAGTTTCCATTTGAAACCATAGGCTTGGCTGTAACGACCGCTCAACGCGCGCTGGATTGACGCATGTGTCTTTCCAAGCGCGCGTGCAGCGGAATTGATTGATTTGAATTTTCTCGTGGTGCCGTCAGGCGCTATTCGGATGACTGGCTTCAATCCGCCGATGAGGCCGATTTCACTTGCATGAACCATGTTCTCTGAATGGGTGCACCATTCGAGATTTGTCGGCTTATTGTTCGATTTGACGCCATCAATATGGTTCACGTGGAGTGAAACTCCGTCTCCATGAAATGCCAAGGCGATCAAGCGGTGGACATTCACGGCCCTGCGGTTTGAGAGGTAAACAGTCGAGTATCCGCCTGCGTCCGTCCAAGGTTTTAGAACGCGCCCTTTGCAAGGCATTGGGCGCGTTCCACCCCATCGTGAGGGAACCTCAAGCACGCGATCTAGAGAGCGAACTCGCCCAAGCGAACTCGCCTCATAGAACCCGTCAGTGCCGGGAATGGGTTTCCATTCTTCCGACATCATACCGCCAGCGAGTCTTGCAGTGTGATGATGGTTTGATCGTTTGCGAGAGCGGTGCCGCCAGCCCCGTTGATCTCGGCGACGAAGTTCATCGTTTGGACGATTTGCTTTTCGCCATCGTCGCGGTCGTCGCTGAACAGCTTGACCTTCGACATCGAGAGCGTGACAAAATCCGCGCCGCCCGTTGCGTCGTCGGCAAGCATGAGCACGATCGAAGTCGTCGTTTCGTCGTCGAAGATCGCGCCGAGCGTGTCGCTTTCGTAAAGGACGGTAATCGTGCCGGAAACACGGATGCGGCCCTTTTGCGTGTCGGGGCGATAGTTCGAACCGACAACGCCTTCGCCTGCAGTGATCTGGCCGTCGATCGTGACGCGCGCCGAAGTGATCGTGGCATAAACGGTGCCGCCGACAAGGACCGCGCCGTTTACGCTCGAAACAACCGAAGATGTCGTTTCTGCGGTTGGCGTGGTGAGCACTTGCGTGCCGGACTTGGTGCGAATGCCAAGGCCGACCAGGTTGAAGGTAACGCCGACATTGCCGGTCGATGGCACGTTGATTTCGGCACTTGCGACCTGGATATCCTGGTGCAGGTGATAGCGCGTTACATCGGTCCAGTTTTCCTCGATCGTGTAATAATCGTTGGTGTGCGAGGAAGTCGGCGCATAAACCTTCTTGCCGGGGACCGAAACCGTGCAAGACGCGATCGGACCTTCCGCGACAAGTGCGTCGCCGCTCGGAACGATCACAGTCAAGACGGTCGCCGTGACGCCCGTAACGAGCAGGTTGACGCCCACGTTTGCCGCATTGAGCGAACCGCCCGAAAGCCGCACAACGTCGCCGATCTTGATGCCGCCAGTCAGGAAGTCGCCCGACGCGCGCGTTACGGTATAGGGACCGCTGCCCGCGATGGTGAGCGACAGGCCGGTGATGTTCGAAGTCGCTGCCCATGCCTTGCGCAGGAGCGAACCGAACCAGTCCTGATAGGATAGCGGAGAAACCAGCCCGTTGACTGTGCCGGCAGACGAGCGGACGCCATGCGTGTCGCCCGTGTGCTGTTGGTGCGAAACGATCTCGTTATTCGCATACGAGTCCTTCGTTACCGGGAACGTAGCCGTCTCGCGGCGGATCAATTGACCGCCCGAGCCCGAAGCAGGCGTGCCAAGGCCAGCCTGCTTCTTGTAAGCGATAGTCTTGTTAATACCTTGGGCGACGCTCATTTTTACCTCCTATAACGCGACGTGGGCGAAGAAACGGATGCGGACGGGAACCATCCAACGGTCCTCCTCGGCGCGTCCTGGCGATATTTCCGGCGTGCGGTTGATCGTCGTGGTGACGCCTGACGCCGTGAAAGACGCGCCACGATTAAAGGTTGTGCGGATAAGTTCGGCACGCGCCTCGGCAGGGTCAGCCCCCGCGCCAAGCGCGTAGTAAAGCCGGATCTGGAAAATCCCCTGCTCGGTATGCCCCGCGCCAAATTCGGGATTGTCGGGCGATGCGAACAGGATATCGGCGCGCTGGTAAGGCGTGCCGTCAACCGGCGTGAAATCGAGGTTAGGCCATGCGGTATCGAGCGCGGGCGACATACCTGCGAGCGCGGTTTCCAATGCGGTGCGGACGGCGAGGACGGTCATTGCACCGCCTCCACCGCTTCGCGCACAATCTGCTCGAACTCGACAACCGTTAGGCCGACCATCCCTTGCGGTGCCTGGTGCGACCAGCCTTCTTCGAGGCGGCGCGCATAGGGCGCGTTATTGGCGAGGAAATAGACGTGGCCTGCGGGCTGCGCGGGGATCTCGGCGATGATCTTGCCTTGCGTTGCCTCGCCCGTTGGATCGACGCCAACAATCTCGCCAGCGGGGATTGTTCCGACGCCTAGCTGCCAGTTTGCGCGGAAATGCCCGCCAACATAGCCTTTCGGCGGCGGGTTCTTCCAATAGCGCGCATCGCCGACCGGGCTGCGATCATCGAGCCGCGAGGCAATGCCGACGACGATGGCGCGGACCGCATCGTCGGCTTTGTCCTTGGTCTTTTCTACGAAGCGTTGAAGGTCAAGCGCGAAGGTCATTGCACCCTCCGCACGACTGCATCGAACATGATAACGAGGCCAGCGGGCGAAAGCTGGTCGATCGCAATAATCGTCCGCTTGCTGCCATCGGCCAGCGTTACGGTCGAATTGACGGGAGGCTCGGCCAATGCCGCGCCCGCGCTATCGAGCGCCGAGATAAGCAGCGTCTCGTCACTCTGCTTGATAAGGTCGCCATCGACCTTGCGCGCCTTTGTAAGTGGCAAAAGGACCGCCGTTGTCGTCGCGCTATAGGCGGTCGAAGTGACCGCGCGCGTAGAGGTATTGAGCGTTGAAGTCCCGCTCTTGCCCGCAATCGTGATTGTCTGCCCCTTGGCGGCGATCATCGTCTTGGCTGAAAGGCGTTGAGCGACCGTCATGCGCGCACCAGGAAGGCGTTTGCCGCGCCCCCTTTGAGATACGGGCCGAGCGCCATGTCGATCGACGGATAACGCTTCGCTTGCGGCGAAAACGTGTCATATTCGGTTTCAAGCGGGCCGACTTTCTCGCGCTTTATGCCGCGTTCGAGATCTGGCGCGAGATCGCCCGCCGCAGCCTTTAGCGCGAGATCGGCGCAGACGTTCGCAACGTCGCTCGGCACGACATTGCTGTCGATATCCCAACCATCGACGATCGCGCCATAACGCGGCCAGGAAAGCGCCTGCGCGCGCAAGAGGCGCGTGCCTTTCCAGCGCAAGCGGTAAGCCTGCTCCATGTAGATCGTCGCGCGGCGCAGGGCTTGTTCCTTTTCCGCCGTGGTGAGCGAACCAGGCCAAAGCGTGCTGCCGTTGTTTGTGTGGCGCGTATCAGCATCCGCAACGCTGATATAGCTTTCGGCGGCGCTCAAGCCTGTGCCATCTTCGACGGTCAAAGCCATTATGCGGCCTCCTGCAGCGGGTAAGTCTCAGACAAGCCCGCGAGCGGATAGGTCTCGGAGCCGGTCAGCGGATAGGTCTCGGAAAGGCCCGCAAGCGGGTATTGAACTAGCGGAATGGCCGCATCGCTACCTACGGCACTTGCCGCAGCGACCGCCGCGACAAGGCCGTCTGCACTGGCGATTGATTGGCCGACGCCGACCGCAACACCGAAGCCCGATGAAATGGCAACGCCGGCTGCATATGCGCTGCCCGTTGCCGCTGCGCTCGCCATAGATGCCGCTGCCCCGTCAGCCGAACTAATCCCGGTGCCTGTCGCAGTGGCGCTCGACGTAGCGCTCGCGCTGCCGATTGAAGCCCCGGCATCTGCAATGCCCGTTGCTGTTGCCGTTGCTGTTGCAGAACCATCAGCAGAGGCGGTTGATTGCCCGATTGCGGTTGCTGTCGAAACTGCGCTAGAAACGCCGTCAGAAGCGCCCGAAAGCGCAACCCCCGTTGCGGTTGCTGCGGCGTTAGAAGCACCATCAGCGGCGCTTGTGGCAACACCTACGCCCGAAACAGAGGCGGTTGCCGCCGCCGAACCATCGCCAGCGTTGACCGAGCCGCCCGATGCGCTTGCAGAAGCGGTTGCAGCGCTTGCACCATCGCCAACCGTAACGCCCGCGCCTTCACCTGTTGCAGAAGCGCTTGCTGTTGCAGAACCGTCGCCAATGAATAGCGATCCGCCAACTGCGCTTGCCGCTGCGCCTGCCGTGCTCGCGCCATCGGCGATTGCATCGGATTGCCCAACGCCCGCGCCCGAAACTGTTACACTAGACGCGCCATCGCTTTGAGCGGTTGAGAGTCCGATTGCAGTTGCGCTCGCACTTGCCGCCGCCGAACCATCGGCGGAATAAACCGCAACACCTGTGGCGGTCGCACTTGTGGCCGCTGCCGATGCACCATCGGCGCTTTGCAATTGCGTTCCTGTGGCGCTCGCGCTTGACGTTGCACTTGCAGCACCACCAGCCACCGCCGTTGAAGCGCCCCCTGCCGTTGCCGAGACTGAAGCGGACGAAGAACCTGGCGATGATGCAGTCGATGCGCCAACCGCTGTTGCGGTTGCCGAAGCCGAAGACGAGCCGACATTTTCCGCAACCGTATAAGTGTAACGGATTTGGCCGCGAGCGCCGTTGCCGCCAGAAGTCCCACCGTTACCTCCGCCACCCCCACCAC